CAGCAACAAGATCGATGTGGCCTGGTGCCAACAGCGCGCCAAGCGCGGGCTGCAACAGGCGGGCACACCATGAGCCGCGCCAGCCGATCCTATGCCTGCTGGACCGCGCCGGAAGATGCCGCCATCCGCGCCGGGCAGCCGGTGGCCGGGCGAACCAACATCGCTATCGAGGCTCGCCGCGCCAAACTCAAGCAATTCGATGCCGCACTCGGCGCCCAGGGCGCCGTCCTGCCGTCGCCCCCGATCACCGAGGAAGGTCTGGCCCTGCGCGCCTTGGCCGATGCCTGCGCCGCCCTGCTTGACCAGTTCGAGCCCCTGCCGCGTACCCGCGCCATGATCGAAGGCCGCCTCGGGCAGCCGCTCAAGATGGCCTGCCGGGTGCTGGATAAACGATGAGCCATCTCGCCCATTGCCTCACCGTCCTGCGCCACGCGGTCGCCCCGCGCCGGGCGCTGTCGGTGTCGCAGTGGGCGGACGATCACCGCATCGTGTCGGGCAAGCAATCGGCGGAGCGGGGGCGCTGGGTGACGGACCGCAACCCCGAGCTGCGCGAGATCATGGATTGCTTCAGCATGAATTCGCGCGTGCGCGATGTGACGGTGATGAAATCCTCGCAGCGCGGCGTCTCCGAGGCGGTGGTCAACACCCTGGGCTACGTCATGGACCATGCCCCCGCGCCGGCCATGGTGCTGATGCCCACGCTGGAAAGCCGCGACAGCTGGAAGGTGCAGAAGCTGAACCCGCTGCTGTCCGAAACGCCGGCCATCCGCGACCTGCTCGGCGGCGTACGCGCGCGCGATGCGGCGAATCGGCAGGACCTGATCGACTTCCCCGGCGGGGTGCTGTTCCTCGCCGGCGGCAATTCGGCCAACAGCTACGCACAGAAGTCCGTGGCGCTCATCATCCTGGACGATCTGGACCGCTTCCCCGCCGAGATCGGCGAGGAGGGCGATGTCATCACCCTGGCCGAGGGCCGCACCAAGGCATTCCCGCGCGGGCGGCGCGGCTACATCAGCACGCCCACGGTCGAGGGCGGGCTGATCCACACGCAATGGCTGGCCAGTGACCAGCGCGAGTGGTACATGCCCTGCCCGCACTGCGACGAATACCAGGTGCTGGAATGGGGCGGGCCCGACGTGCCGCACGGCATGAAGTGGCGCACGCTGCCCACCGGGGCGGTTTCCGACGTGCGCTACGTGTGCCGGCACTGCGGCGCGGAGATCGGCGAGCACATGAAGCCACGCATGATCGCGCGCGGCCGTTGGATAGCCAAACACCCCGAACGCATCACCCATCGCGGCTACCACATGACGGCGCTCACCGCGCCCATCGGGCTGGGCCCCGGCTGGGCCGAACTGGTGGCATCGTGGCGCGCGGCGCAGGCCGACACCGGCAAGCTGCGCGCCTGGATCAACACCAACCTCGGCCAGCCGTGGAAGGAGCAGGGCGAAGAAACCGACCCGAACCTGCTGATGAATCGCATGGAGCGTTACCCCGACCCGCTGCCGCCGGTGGTCAGCAGCGTCGGCATCGACGTGCAGAAAGGCCGCATCGAGGTGTCGCAGTACGGCTTCGCCGCCGGTGAGGAAACCTGGGCGCAGCGGCACCTGATCATCGAGGGCGACACCATGGGCGATGAGGTGTGGGACGATCTCGGCGATGCGCTCGATGCGCTGTCGCCAGATACCGGCGCCATCGACAGCGGCTACGCCACCGACCAGGTGCTGGCCTTTGCCAAGTCGCGGCCCTGGCTGTTCGTGATCAAGGGCATCGATGGGCGCGGCAAGCCGCTGGTCGAAGACGACCTTGCCCGCCGCCAGCGCCTGCGCAAGCGCCGCAAGAAAGGCTTTTCGCCCTTCCTCGTCAGCGACGAAGCCGCCAAGGCCCTGCTGGCGCAGCGCCTCAAGCTGGAACGCGGCAACGACGGCCACGCCTGGCCGGGCTACATCCACTTCCCCGCCGGCGTTGCCGATTTCGACGACGAATTCTTCGCCCAGCTCACCAGCAACCGGCTGGAAGAAAAAAAATTGCGCGGCAAGCGCACGTTCGAATGGAAGCAGACCCGGGTGAGGAACGAGGCGTACGACTGCTGGAAGTACGCCCAGGCCGGGTATCGCCTGAGCAAGCTGGATCCGGCCCGGGCGAGGGCGCAAGCGGCTGGCGAGGCTGGCGCGGAAACGCCGGCCGCCCGGCCACGCAAAAAACGCAGTTTCCTGCGCCAATGGTGATGCGCCCATGGTGATGCGCGATGACGATTTCGTGCGCGACATCCTGCGCCGCGTGGCCGAAGCCGCCGAGGGCGCCATTTCCAACAGCCTGCTGGACAAGATCGAAGCCGCCGCCCGGCGCGATTGGGGCGGCGAGCGGCCCTACATCGCCCATGATGTCGAATCGCAGCGCCAGGCCAGAAACCAGGCGATACAGGCCGCGTGGGATCGGGGCGAGCGCGACCTGCCGCGCCTGGCGCGGCGCTTCAACGTCAGCGTCAAGACCATCCGCCGCGCACTGGACTAGGTACCGGACCAGGCGAGGGACAGCCCTTGCCTTATGCGTGTCCGCCGGTCGGAGGATGCTGGCGGCATGGCCTACGATATCCCGACCACCGAGCCGGATCGCTTCCGTGCCGGGAATACCCTTACCTGGCTGAAAACGCTGGAAGATTTCCCGGCCAGCGAAGGCTGGGTGCTGTACTACCGGCTCATCAATACCGCCGGCAAGTACGATATCACCGCCACCGCCTCGGGCGATAGCCACCTGGTCGAGGTTGCCAAGGCCACCACGGCCACTTATACCGCCGGTACCTACACCCTGCTGTCGTGGGTCGATGACGGCACCGACCGGCACGATGTCGGGCAGCAGCAGCTCATCGTCGAGGTCAATCTGGCCGCCCAGGCCAGCGGGTACGACACGCGCAGCAATGCCAAGCAGGCGCTGGATGCCGTCGATGCCGCGCTACTGGCCTATGGCAGCAACGCCTGGACGCAAGAATACGAAGTCGCCGGCCGGCGCATGAAATTTCGCAGCGCCTCAGATTTTCTGGCCTTTCGCTCGCAACTGCAGGCCGAGGTCGCCGCCGAAAACAATGCCGAGCGCATCCGTAACGGGCAGGCCCCCCGCAACAAGCTACTGGTGAGGTTCAAATGAATTTGCCGAACTGGCTGGCGCGGCTGGTTCCGGCCCGCATTGCGCGGCGCCGCTTCGATGGCGCCGTCTACAACCGCCTCACCGCCGGCTGGCAGGCCGAAGCGCGCAGCATCAATGCCGACCTGCGCGGCGACCTGGATGCCCTGCGCAGCCGCTCGCGCGAACTGGTCAAGAACGAGCCCATGGCGCGCAAGTTCCTCGCCCTGGTCGAAGCCAACATCGTCGGCCCCGAGGGCTTTCGCCTGCAATCTTTGGCCGCCGATGGCGACAAGCCCGACACCTGGGCCCGTAACGCCATCGAGCAGGGCTGGGACGCCTGGGGCAAGCCCGGCATCTGCGAACCCACCGGGCGCATGAGCTACACCGACCTGGTGCGCAACTGCGTGCGCGCCCTGGCGCGCGACGGCGAAGTGCTGCTGCGCGTGGAAGAGGGCGCCGACAATGGCTACGGCTACCGGCTGCAGCTGCTCGACATCGAGCGCCTGGCCACCTGGCTCAACCGCGCACCCAGCGCCACCGACAACGCCATCCTGATGGGCGTTGAAATTTCCGCCAGCGGCGCCCCCGTGGCCTACCACCTGATCACCCACCGCTATGGCGACGACGCCAGCCAGCGGCGCACCCAGCGCATCCCCGCCGCGCAGATCATCCACCGCTTCATCACCGACGACCCCGAGCAGATACGTGGCGTGCCCTGGATGCACGCCGCCATGATCCGCATGCACCACCTCAAGGGCTACCAGGAAGCCGCCATCATCGCCAGCCGTGTCGGCGCCAGCAAGATGGGCTTTTTCGTCAACCCCGAAGGAACGACCAGCGCGGTCAGCGACGGCGAAGACAGCACCGGCATGCCTTTTAGCGAAGTCGATCCGGGGCAGTTCGGCAGCCTGCCCGAAGGCTGGGATTTCAAGCCCTTCAACCCCGACTACCCGCACCAGATGTATGGCGATTTCATCAAGGCCGCCAAGCGCGACATCAGCACCGCGCTCAACGTCGCCTACCACGCCCTGGCCAACGATTTGGAAAACGTCAATTTCAGCAGCATCCGCAGCGGCACGCTCGAAGAGCGCGACCACTGGATGATGCGGCAATCCTGGGTCATCGACCACCTGCTCGACCCCATTTTCGAACGCTGGCTCGATAACGCGCTGCTTTCCAGCGCGCTGCTGCTGCCCAACGGTTCGGCCCTGCCGGCCGTCAAGAAACAAAAATTCCTTGCCCATAAATTCCTCGGCCGCCGCTGGCAGTGGGTGGATCCGCTCAAAGACATCAACGCCGCCATCCTTGCCCGCAACAACGGGCTGGCCAGCCCCTACGTGCTGGCCGGGCAGCAGGGCATGGATGCCGAAGATATCGTGGACGACATCGCCCGCTTCAACGCCTACGCCACGGCCGCCGGCGTCACCATCGGCACCCCGGCCGCCGCGCCGGCCGACAGCGAAGACGACACGGGCAACGGGCAGGGCAAGCCGGGCGCCAACAATGACAACCCCGAGGACGACGCCGAAGACGGCACCAAGGCGCTCATGCTGGCCGCCACCCGGGCGCTGCTGCGCGAACCAGCCGCCCCCGCCGCGCCGCACGTCACCATTCATCAGGGCGCGGTCAACGTCGCCCCCGCCGAAGTGCGGGTCGATGTACCTGCCGGCCCCGCGCCGGTCGTGCATGTCGCCGCGCCGGATGTGCGCGTCGACGTACAACCCGCCGAGGTGCGCGTCGAGGCCGTCATGCCGGCCGCCGCCGCGCCGGTGGTCAATGTGAACGTCGAGGCCGTCATGCCCGACACGATGCGCACCGAAATCACCGCCCTGCCCGCGCGCGAAACGCAAAGCCGCGTCGAGCGCGACGCCAAGAACAACATCACCCGCACCACTCAAATCGAAACCGACGCATAGGAGCCCCTCCGCATGTCCAAATCCAACACCTTTGAAAACGACCTGCTGTTGCTGGTTTTCAACAACACCGACATCACCCTGATCGGTGATGCGGCCGGCCTGCAAAACAGCGCCACCGCCGGCAGCCTCTACGTCAGCCTGCACACCGCCGACCCCGGCGAGGCTGGTGATCAGACCACCAACGAAACGGCTTACACCAACTATGCCCGCGTCGCCGTGGCGCGTAGCGGGGCAGGCTGGACGGTCACCGGCAACGCCGTCGCCAATGCCGCCCTGGTGCAGTTCGCCCAGTGCGGCGTCACCGGCGCCACGCTCACTTATTTCGGCGTCGGCACCGATTCATCCGGCGCGGGCAAGCTGCTGTATTCCGGCGCGCTCACCTCGTCGCTGGCCGTGTCTTCTGGTATTCA